CAGTTGGGATCTTTCAGCTAACCGTTCTGTATCAGTTTTAGAAGAACTAGAGGGCTGTACTCCTCCCAACTCGACTCACCCCAACCACACCACAGCGCGACACACGCCGCACCCACCACAGCGCGACACAGCACACGGCATGTCTGCTCGACACACCGCATGGCTAATGAATGCCACACATGGCTAGTACGTTGGCGAACTTCTCTCGCGTCGCGGCGCTGTCAAATCTCATGTTGCCCTGCCGGTAGTATTTTCCGTACGCCTTGAGTAGCGGGCTGTTTCGCTCGATCATGTATAGGTTCGGGCTCATGTCCTCCTTGGTGAGCGCTACCGTCTGCGCGTCAGGGTTTGCCTTGCGTGACACGTAAGCGGTGCCGTCCATGTCCAGTGACATATATACGCAGTATGTATTGCCGCTCCACTTGATGTTTACCTGCGGCTGGCAGCGCCTGGGCATGGGAGCCACAAAGTCTTGCCCTGCGTTGCGGAATTGGTTGAACCGTGCATAGGCAGCATAGGCGCTTCCTGCCGTGAACCTGCCGATTGCACTCTGTCCTGTTGCTTCGGTAAACTTGGGGTTGTCGAATGTTTCTATATAGGCATAGTCTTTGCCTACGCGCACGCGCTTGGTGCGCCCTGGATCGGGCGGGGTTATGTGCCACTCGGCAAAGTATGGGTTCACCACGTCCGCCGCGTTGGCGAGCATGATCCAACGCACGCGGTCGGAATTGCGATCTAGCGTGTCCCATAGGTTATAGAATTTCCACACGCAGTCTCTTGGGTATGAGGGAATGTTCGTCTCACGGATGAACTCGTCAAAGACTACATAGTGCAGCGTGGCAAGCGTGGTTCCCTTATAGTTTTGCGCCTGGGTTAGTGCCAGTAGGTTGCCCATGGTCTCCCATCGTTTGACGCCGCCGTCCTTGCCAACCTTGCCTGCCTGCATAAGGCGCCCATTTACGCGGAACATCCATCCGGGGAACTCGTCGTTCTCCATGATGTCGGAGAAGAACGCATATGGTCCCTTGCTAACCAGCTGCTTTAGCTCCTCCTCGAACGTGCGCGTGTATGCCCACGTCCAGTGGCGCTTAATGAATAGCTCAATGCACTTCTTCTTCCAGGCATACGTCTTGCCGCATCCTCGGGCCCCCGTGACGATGTTAACGGCACAGCCTGAGCCCATGACGCCTGAGATGTCATAGCGAAAGCTCTTGTCAATCTGCATCAGTCTAGAAACCTCCCTACCCACACGTGCGCGAGCCTTGAGCTGAATGTCTCAAGAAAGTGTTCCACGTCATCGCTGGTGTGGTGCGGTAGCGGCGCGTTTCCGGCGCCCCATACTACGCCATTTCCCATGTACCACTCCACGTGGTCTGTCACGTTGTCCCCGTTGTAGTCCATGATGATTAGATCGCCTGGGCGGAGCACGCTAAGTGGTAGCGTGCGCCCGCTCGTCTCATAGACGATGTGCACGTTATCGCGCATGGCGCGGGTGCTCGTCCCGATCCACGAGTATTTGTTGTTAGTCGCAGCGTTTGCCGCCCAGTAGATGCATGCTGAGCAGTCGCTGAATCCGCTTGATGGCGGATTGAGACGGCCTGGGGCCTGGGCATAGCCCCATTTCTCGGCGTTGTCATACCAGAGTTTGCGCATTGCTGGAAAGTCGGTGGGATCGTCTGGGCTTGCCGCTGGGGCGTCTCCCGGGGCTGAGCTGCCGCCAGCAGGATTATCGACGTTGGTTCCGCTCTTGGGGAGCCAGCGCCCAGTGCCGTTGTAATGGCATAGCAACTGCTCTGAGCTCGTGACCTTTCCATGGATGATGAGATCGTTTCCGACAAGCTCCACGTAGCTCACCTGTGACTGTAGCGTGGTCTGCTCGATGTTGCCGCTCGGGTCACTCGAGACTTCGCCCACCATGCCGAAGTCGGGAGGGTCGCTCACGCCGTCCCACTTTGCCAGAAGGTTATAGGTGGTCTGGTACCTGTTTCTGTACTGGGATGGGCCCTGAGTTGAGAGTAGCCAGTCGCGGATTCGCTCGATGCTAGAGCCGCCGCCTATCGCTGAGATGCCCCTGCTCGCCCATCGGGGCAGCTGGTGGTAGACGCACATCCAATAGATTATCTTCTTGGGGTCATCCTCGACATGCATGTTGATGAGCGTGTCGTAGTAATTGAGATCGCCAATCTCATTCCTGCCACTGAATGCGTCGGAGAGAAATAGCTCGTCCTGCACCCTCTTGCACTCGTCCAGCGTGGCGGAATCCCTGAAGGATGCCGCGTCATCGTTGTTGGTATAGATTGACGCCCAGAAATCCCATGTGGACTTGCCCGGATCGTCCATGAGCCCGCGCAGTCTGCCAGAGAGCTTGGCGTAGGCGTTTGGCGCCTCGCTCCTCATCTTGTTCATGAGGCGCCAGGCGTGTTGCCCATACCACTGGGCGATGCCCAGAGTGATAGGGTCCTCCTGGTATACGCTGCCATAGTCGCACTCGGATTCCACCGTTGCGATTACGTAGTACGCATATTTCTTCTGCGCGTCAGTGAATGGCATGATCTCACCCGAACTAATGAAGGCCGCTCCCCTGGACTGGTAAGGGAGCGGCCTTTGTGGAAGGTAGGCATGAGGCCTGATGTCAGTATACCCTAGATCCAACCCTCATTGAGCGCGTGCTGGAATCCCTTGATGGCGATGCTCGGCGCGTCGAGGCGTCCGTCACACACGCCGTTGCCGTAGCGCTTGATGAATGCGTTGATGCTGTTGCGGCCCATGATGCCGTCAGCAGCCACCCCACACTTGATCTGGATTTCTGTGATGAGCTGAGAGCCTACCGCGTTGCTCACGAACTCCCATCCGGACGTGCAGCCAGCAAGAGAACCCTTCCAGCCGGAGTCCTGAGAGCTCACGATGCCGTCAATCGGCGTGTGCGCGATGCGCTGGGCAAGGCGCGTGGTCTTCTCGCCCCAATAGCCGTCCTCCTCGATGCGGGTGGGGTCAGAGCCGCCATCGTAGTTGGGGCGAACCACGCAGCGGACGGAGGAAAACGCGCGGGTTCGGCGCGCGACCTTGCCGTTGTTGGTGTTGCCCTCGATGGTGGTAAGGTAGCTGCCGTTGTTTGCCCCGACAATGCCCACGTGGTCGGCAACGCCGTCATTGCCCCAGTCGAAAATCACAACGTCCCCCGCCTGGGCGCTCGTCTTGCCCACGGTGCGGCCTGCCGCCTTGGCGTCACGCTCGATGTAAGGGCAGTAGGCAGCGGGGATGCCAGCGCAGTATGCGGATGCGGCAGCGAACACCCAAGAGACGAACATGGCACAGTAGGGCACGCCCGACTCGCCATAGTAGGGCTCGCCCGTCTGCCGCGCGTACCAACGGCCATACTTGGTTCCCTGCTCGGGGTCGCGGAATCGGTCATAGCCGATCTCGCCACGTGCGATGGAAAGCACGCCAGACGCCGTGTTACTCACCCTTGACCTCCTCCACGTCTGGTTCATCCTGGGAGTCCTGAGACTCAATTAGTTTCTTCTCGTCATCGTCAACCACGTTAGTCCTCCTTGTGCTCGGCAAAAAGCTTGGCAAGCGGGGTGTTTGCAAGCTCTGGGTAGGCGGCAATAAGGTTCTCCATGATGCTGCCAACCTCCATGATGATGATGTATGTGCAGGTAAGCACAACGGTAACGCCACTGAAGGGAAGGCCTGCGATATGTTCGCACGCAAGCTCGAGCACGAACGCAAGGCCCACGATAACAAGCTCAGTGAACTTGTGCACGAGCCCAATGCGCATCTTTGCCGAATCGTAGCACTTCTTGGCAAACGCCTTAACAAGTCCGCTTACCACGTCAATGATCATTACCGCGCCGACAATGGCGAGCGCCCACTCCTGCGGTTCATTAAGCTCGATCATTACTTTGCCCCAATCTCCAGACAACTGTTCCATTCGCCGCCCCCGTAGTAAAAGGCCCTATCCACGCTGTGGTCGCGCTCCGAGTTGCGGACGTCAGCGTAGGCACCGCCGCGAACCTGCATGAGAGAGCCGCCGTCCCTGTTGCAACTCTTGTACTTGCCATCCCCATAGCGTGCCCATGGGTAATATCCTAGGTATTTGAGGAAACCCGGGACAGTAATTCGCACGGGCACGGGGTATACGGGGTCAGTAAGCGTATATGTGCCAGTGCCGCCAACCCAAAGATAGCCGTCTAGGCCCGTGTCAGACGCGCCAAAATCATAAAGGTGCCCAACGCTTTTCCAGCCGCTATCAAGATTCCAGACAAACTCTGCCGTCTCTCCGGTGCCGCTGCCACCCGAATCAACGTCAATGTCTGCGCTGCCCATTAGCGTTGCTGTGGTCGGGTACGTCAGATTGCTACCGCTCAGCGCAAATCGGAAGTTAGACGGGTTGAGTACAAAGGCAACCGGGTAGTCAGCCTTGAGCACGTTACTCGTAAACGATCCGTTTATGCAGGCTTGCACGCTCAAATCATCGTATACGCGTATGCCAATCGTATAGTTGGTGTTGCAGTACTTGGCATGTCCCGTGCCGTAGCCTGGAAGGCCAAAGCTTGTGGGTGTTCCGTAATCGCCGCCCGCGTCCTCTCTAACGGGGACGGAGAGCTCTTGCACAAGCTCAGCCATCGTTACACCGCCTTGAGGTCATTGTCGAGCGTGCCATCGTGCGTGCGAATGTAGCCGCTGCCGCTGTTGAGATTGATGGTGCCAAGCGCGATCTTCCCCGTGCCGTCACCCCAACTTATAACGCCCGTGTCCTTGTTGGCCGTGCCGCCGCCCTGAATCTTGTTGAGAATGTTAGCAATGGCCGTCCAGATATTGTCAGTCTTGCCGTCAAGCTGCGTAAAGTGGTTATCAACCTGGGTGAACTTCTGCTCAGTGGTCGCCTTGAAGTCCTTGAATTCCTGGTGGTACTGCTCGACCTTGGCATCGAGGTTGTCAACGCGCGTGTTCAGGGTATTGTTATAGCGCTCGACCTTGGCGTCGAGGTCCTCGATGGCCTTCTTGTTGGTTGCGATCTGCCCCTGAAGGTCGAAGAGGATTCGGTCAATTGTCTCCATGGCCTCATTGTAGACGCGGTAAACGTCCATCGGGTCGGCGGTACCCTGCGGTCCATATTTGGCAATGCCGTAATGCAGGGTAGTAGGTCTGTTTGCCATAACAACCTCCCCTACTGGTGCTTGGCCTCAAGCGCGGCAATGCGCTTCTCTACGTCTGCGCACGCAGTCTCAAGCGCCGTGATTCGCGTGTCGTAAGCTTTGATTGCGTTGCTCTGCGTCTGAATCAGCGCTGAAAACTGCTGCAAAACAGCGTCAATGCCCGAAATGGTGTGATTGTAGCCATCCAGCAAGTTGGCGTTATCATCAGGCTCGTAAAGGTCGAAATGATAATTGTCCGTGTATCTCATGGTGCCTCCTTATGAAAATGACCCGCACCCACGTGCGGGTACGGGTCAATCTTAGCATTGCGGCAGGATTCGCGCCTTAGACGGCCGTGGCGGATTAAGCGCTAGGCGTGCCGCAAGAAAAGTATAGCATACGCTATGACTGGGTTGCTGCCGATTCAATCTCACCCCATGTGGTGTTAGCCGTGATTCCAGAGTTAGGTAGATTAAGGCCGACAATTGCAGAGCCGTAGTCACCCGCCTTGAGACTGAATGCGGCCCCCTCAAACTCAAGAGCGCCTGTTTCTAGGCTAAGGTCAACGTAATCAGTTGGGCCGGTACTCCCTGGTCTGTGCTGTACCTGTATTTTATCGGGGATGTTCTTTGCGAGGAATATAGCTCCATCGTCATTAATGCCAATTTCGGCGCCACTCGGGATTTTGACGCCGCCCAAGGTATTAGACGAGGCAACCGGAAGTGTGTAAGGGGGAACCGCCTTCAGCTCGTCAACCTGTTCTGCTATCTCCTCAAGGGCCGGGCTTGAATATTCACCGTTACTGTTCTCAAGAAAATTAACGTGCGTATCGCCGTAAGTAAGGCCCTTAATGCCCGTGAGGTCTGCACTGTTGGCGCTAATTTCAACCTCGGCATTGTCAATGCGCTTGCCTAGGGCCGTATCGCCCTCGATGCGTGCCTGCTCCTCATCGTGCATGTCGGCGTCCACAGCCATAAGCGCGGTGTTATATTTGCCGCTCTCGGTTAGGTCTGGGCTTGCGTCAGGCTCATAGAGCGCATAGCCTTTGTATGGTGTCTCGGCCATTTGATACCTCCTTAGAATGCAATAAATCCAGCCGCGCCATTGGTAAAGTCTAGGTTACCTTTATCAAAAAGAAGCTCGATGTTTAGTGTTCCAGGTGAGTTCTTGCTAGTGTTTATGTACGCCACATATAGCGGCACTGTTGCCTGGCCTGTTTCTGTTACATGCCGATACTGGCAATTTATATATCTGAAGTATTCGGTGCCCACAACCTGGTGTTTAAGCCCTAGATGGTCAGGCGTAAGAAAGCTCGTGTAAGAAGCGCTCGCGTTGACTGCTTTAATTGCCGGAATGTCAATGCTAATTCTGTCAACTACAGGGGCTTCAGTAGCCAGGCTTCTAAACTGAATTACCCCTGTAAAGCCCAGTACAAAGCAGCCATTATTCTCAGGAAGGATTACCGCGTTTAGATAGTTTGTGACGTTTTGAGCTGTTACGGAGGAAACAAGCGTGTTTCTATTGTACAAGTCAACGCTTGGGTTAATGCATGCGCCAATCATAGGTTGGTCGGCCATAATCTCGTTCTGCATCGTGTTAATCTGCCCTCGCAGCTGCCCCACGGTGTCAGTTGCCTTAATGTTGGTAAGCTCAATCATTTGTCCTCCCCATAAAATCACGAGTTGCGCATACAAATGCATAGGTAAGCCTAATAGTCCCCATAATCATAAGGATGGTAGCGCACGCTAGCATCACTTGGTATGCAATGAATTCCATACTTAGCCCCTCTCAGTCGGGTCGGTCGTGTAAAGCGCATCGTCAGACCGAACAAGCAGATACTTGAGGTCTGTGGTCGTGCCCTTGCGAAGGTAAGGCGCGGGCTTGGGGCAGCGCGTGTCGGCAACCTTCTTGAGCACGCCCATAATGGTATGGTCTGCAAGGTTGTCCGTGTCAATAAGCGTAAGCTCGTCCTTGCGCACGTAGGCGTTAGGCGTAAAGTTAGGCTCAGTCCATCCCTCCTGCCATGGAATGCCCGGCTTGGCATCGCCCACGCCCATATATTCGGTTCGGCCATCAACCGCAATATGGCGAACGTTCATGTTACCAGCCTGGGTAACGGTGAATTGCGAGAAGTCCTCGACGCTCATGCCCTCAAACATCTGGGCCTGCCACATTCTGCGCTGTGCGGGCATGGTGGGAGCATAGCAGCCCTTGGTAACGTCATAGTCCATTCCGTTTTGCGCGAGGGCGTCAAACTTCTGTTCAAGCTCGCCCATGCGGCGCATCAAGTCCTCGAGAGCTGCCCAAAGCTTGCTCACCTCGCGCTCAAGATTGTTGAGCCTATCGAGGATATCGTCATAGTTTCCCATGTCGGGAAGTTCGTTCATGTGCGCGTAAAGCCACCAAATTTGCTGCTCGGGCGTGCGCATGTCCTCAAACTGCTTTGTCTTGAAGTCGCTGTAACCAGGCATGTTGGGGATCCAGCTGTGAAAGCCGGTCGTGGCGTTGTTATACATGCGTCCTCCTTAAAGGGGTTGATCGTCCCAGAACTGTAGGAACAGGGGTTCGAGCATCTCGCAGACGAGGCGGTCCGTGTCCATGAAGCCGGTAACAAGGGCGCTCGTCACGGAGTCTCCAAGGTAACCGGCACGCCCCACGACACGATCAACATAATCACGCGTGCCAGTCGCGTTGCTTGTCTCGTCAGAAGTCGTGGAGTTGTTGCCCCCTGCGATGTTGTGCGTGAGCTGCGACATGTACCGGGGTTCCTCGGCATTCTGAAGGTAGCTCGCCGGGGTGTTGGATAGAATCGTCTTGGCGTCGCTCGTCTCAGAACCGGTGCCCTTGGCGTTGCTCGTGGTGTCGCTCACGTCCTTGCTCGTGCCAAAGGCCTTGCTGTCGCTGGTGGCGAACGGGTCCAGCTCGCCGTCAAGGAGCTTCTTGTAGATCGCGTTATAGGTGGGCATCCGTTCGCGCATACGCCTATTTAGGTAGAAGACGAACATCTGCGGCGTGTCACTCGCGGGCTTGCGAAACTGGAAGTGATCAAAGATCCTGCCATTTAGCACCGGCCTATACGTCTCATCGAAGATGGGGTAGTCAGCAAGCCCAAGGCTCAGGCCAAAGGCGGTCACGATGTCATCGAGCGTGAAGTCCTGTTCCGTGCTCCAAAGCCGGTCGATGTCGCTAAATGTCAGCATCCGTTCCACCTTCCATCACATCGTCAAAGTCAGGGCCACCGCCCGTTCCGGCATCCTCGTCAAGGTGTGGAATCGCCCATGTGCACGCCACATCCTTGCCAAAGGTCTTAGACACCCCGACGCAGAACATGGCGCGCGCCTGAAGCCTGCTCCTGCGCTGCACCATGAACTGCTCGTTGTTGGCCAGCGTCTCGGCGGTCTGCACGCGCTCCTTCTTCTCGGCGGCGGCGTTGTTGTCAATGCCGAGAAGCGTGTAGCCCTGGGACACTAGCTTGAGCTGGTCATTGAGCAGCTTGTCCACAACGTAGTTAACGCCGGACTGGTAGACCTGAAGGCCTACCACACTGCCAACGGGGTTCATGTAGATCGCGGGCTCACCGGCGTCGATGCGCTTGAACATTCCTTCCGCGTTCTTCTTGCCCTCCTCGGGGGCCGTGATGATGAATGGCACGCGCAGAGCTCGCACGTTCTGGTCAATGGTCACGTCCATCTCTGCGAGTCGCGTGCAGATGAGGTCGATTGCATCGAAGAGCGGGAGACGCTGAAGCGAATCCCAGCAAATGACGGCGTCCGCTGGCATGAGCCTTTTCGTGTCTGGGTCCACCCACTGGTTTGCATGGCGCACCCACTGGACGCGCGAGTTGTCCGACACCATGCGGATTGTGTTCGGGTTGCCGTAGATATCCGGCATACCCTGCGCAGAGTAGCTGGCGCACACAAAATACTCGAATGGCGATCCCATCGGGCTAAGCTTTGTGATGGCTACGGAGCCGTTGAAGAAGAGCGCCTGCTCAAGCCATCGCGTGTCGATCTCGTCAGGCAGTCCCTCCCACTCGAAACAAGATGTAGCGGCAGTGTAGAACAGCTGCCACCACATGTGGTAAGTTCGAAGGTTCTTGGCGCTCTGCTGCCAGCGAATCGCAAAGCGATTGCCCCACGCCGCCACCTCGGGCGGGATGAATCCGGCGTAATTTGGTTTCCTAGCCACTAGCCCACCTCCTTACTTGTAGCTGTACTTCTCGTCCAGTATAGGCTTGTTTGCAAAAAGCGATGTTGTGCCGATGTACTCGGGCTGTGCCCAGAGCGTCACGCCCTTCTCGAACACACCACGCATCGCCTGGCGCTCGCTCTCGTTGGCCTGGGCACAGGTGAGCGTGGTCTCCTTGATCTTCCAATAGGCAAAGTGGTCCATGCAAAGCATCCACTTTGGCGTTCCAAGCGCAAGGTAGCGGTTTACGCCGTATCCGTAGCGGCGGAAGTAGTTCACCAGCTGGGCACGTGTGCCAGGCGCCACCGTCTTATAGGTGATGCACAGTCCAACAAGGCCGTTGCGCCAGTTAAAGCCATTTCCGCCAGCCTGGCCCACCGTGGAAGGCGGGGTAAGCTGGGTGTCCTGCACCTGCGCGTTGATTCCTGCGATCGCGTTTTGGTAGTCACCCTGGTTAACGGTGTTGGCCAGCGCGAGGTTCATGTCAGTCACCGCGTTAGCGGCCTGGTAGTTGCGCTGGTTTATGTCCGCGTTGGTCATGTAGGTGTTAGCTGCCTGAAGGCCGGAGGCCGCACCAGACACCACGCTGCCCAGGATATTACCGCCCAGCACGCCGCCAATTACGTTGCCGCCGATACCGATAGCAGAGTTGAGTGCACTAGCGTTGTTGCTCTGCGTGGCGTTCGCAAGACCAACCCCAGCCTGGTAACGCGACACATCGGCGGCGTTCTGCGCACCCATGCCACCCTTTGTGTAGCTCCATCCCGCGCTTTGGTAGTTGTAGGCGCGGGTGTTGGCCGTGTTAGCCATCGATAGGATCGCGTTGTTGTTCACGATCGAGAACTGCGGAAAGTCGGAAAGCCAAACGGCAGTGTCCAGGAAGTCACCCATTGCCACGATGCCCGTCTTGGTGAGCGTGTCCCCAGATTCGCCCACATAAGGGAACGAGAAGGTGAATCCCTGATCGTCTCCCGACACACGCGCGTAGTTGAGCGGGTAGAGGCCCACGCGGGCGAACGGCATGAGCGCACAGCAAATAGCGTTGATCGTCAGCTTGTTACCGCTCACAAGCTCTGGCTTGAGGAACACGGGGTTTCCATCAAAGCTCGATAGCTCGATAACCGAATAAGGCCAACAGTAGAGCTTGCGTAAATCCTTTGAGTCAGCAAGCCCCTTGGCGAGCTGATCGTAGACGTTACCCGACTCATACACCGTGGCGCGAGGGTCCCCCGCGCCGATGCTTGAGTTGAGCTTGGTAACAGTGCCAGACACGGAGACCTTGCCACCAAAGAGCGTTACTGACTCGCCAGCAAGGTTTGAGTCAATGAAGACTCGCGGAAAGCTGTAGATGCTCACGATTCCCTGCATGAGCCACGGATAGGATGCGCCAGTGGCCATGAACGATCCAAAGGCGCCACCCTCCATCACGTAGACCTCGCATCCTGACACAAGCCCCTCGGCATCAGACCCGGAGGCCGTGCGCAAACTTGGCTTGTCAACCGTGCCGGGGTCGCGCGTGAGGTCGATGGTGGACACCACCACGACGGCCGATCCCTTGCCATCGGACGTGTCAATGGCGTGCCACATCGAGCGGGCCACCGGCACAAGAGTAGATCCCGTGTCCAGCCCCTCGGGCACCGTGAAGTATCGGTTAAGCTGCTCGCCCGTAATGTCGCCGGTGTTTGCGCTGGGATTCGCCATCGCGATGTGCCCGCGCTCCACATAGCACATTCCCAGCTTCATCTCGCCAGCATAGGTGGTCATGACGTCCAGCTGAAGCGTGAGAAGCGTGGCCTGGCCGGAAAGATAGGTAACGTCATTGATAAAATAGCAATAGGTGCGCTGTGGCCCCTCGTCCGTCACCGGCTGCATGGGGTTGGTCACACAACAGTAGTTGTACTTATACGCAGAGCTATAGGGGACTGGCACCGCGATTGGCTCACCGGGCCTGATGGTCTGAAAGCCAGAGTCAAACCACGAACCGGTCAGATGGTCGGCAAGCCATTGGTCGCGCTCGCCCTTTGACTCCCATGCAACGACATCCCTATAGGCCGAGTCCCAGGGCACCTCAAGCAGCTGCACCTTGGTGTTGGTAGGCCATTGCGCAGCGGTCAGGACATCCGCGTTAGTCTCGTCCATGATTACCTCCTTAAAAGAAAAGGCCCCGAGGGGAAACCTCGGGGCCAATTTTACCGCCTGGGTGCTAGGCCTGCACCGTGACGGAAACGCTCTTGGTGATGGGCGTGCCGTCAGCGCCCGTGGCAACGAGTGCCACGGAGGCGTCACCGGCCCTAACACCCGTTACCGTGACCGTGGAGTGGATGCGGTCAAGCTTGATCGTGGCGTTGTCCGTGCCAGTGGCAAGCGACGCCGTAAAGCTCGGGTCTGTGGCGTCCTTGGGCGTGGGCGTTACCGCGAACGTGGCAGACTTGCCAACCTTGACCGTGACGGATGCGGGGCTGGCAGCAAGCGCCGTAAGCGCCTTTGAACCCTCGACCGTGGCCGTGTAGGTCGCGCTCTTGGTCTCGTCCTGAAGAGACGTGGCCGTGACCTTGAGCACCGTGCCAGCGGGGACGTTGCCAGCGTGCAGCACGCCAAGCGAGTCCACATAGCAGCGATCGGGCACCGTCATGGCCTTGCCGCGACCGTTGTAGGCCGCGAGGTCGAAGCGCACCGCCTGGGAGGGGAAGTTGGCCCCCTGCACCACAGCGGAGAGGCGCACGGACGGGTCGAGCACACCGCCGGTCATGACGTCCAGCTGCGGCGTGATCGTGGAGTTGTCCTGACCCTTGGCGTCCGTGAGCGTGACACCCGTGACCGTGGAGTTAATCTCGGCAACCTCGGTGTCAGGCATGGTGGACAGCGCAATGGCATTGCAGAAGCGAGAGTAGCTGATCGTCTGCCAGCAATGCAGGACGGAGAGCTGGTACATGTTCAGCGGGTTAATGGGCGCCGTGAGCTGGATGGGCCCGAGGTTGTTGTGGCATACGAAGAAGTCCTCGTCAAGCCAAAGGAGCTGGCAGCCGGGGAAGACGAGCTCGTCCATCTGGGCCTGCGGCACCGTGATGATGCGGTCGGCCAAGAGCTCCCCGTTCTGCTCGTTGAACATGTAGGCCATCATCTCGACGGTGAGGTTGGCATCGACCGTGGACGGAATGACCACAATGTTGCCGCTCGTGCGCGTGGCAAGGCCGCGCGTGCGCCCCTCGGGGGAATAGATGGTGTTGTAGACGTCCGTGTCTGTCTTGAGCTGGCGCACGATCTTGGCGATCTTGCGACAGGCGGCGGCGGGGTCATCTGCCGTAGCAACATCGTCAACATGGATGTTGTAGAAGCCGCCATCCTCGAACTGCTGGTAGTGGCCCAACATGCGCATGACGTTGAGCTGGGTGTCGTTCTCAAGCGAGTCCTTGGGCTTGGCATAGATCGAGTTCATGAGCGAGTCAAGCGACTGGGACGCGTCAAAGGCGCCGCGCAGCATGTCCTCCATCGGCGTTTGCAGCTCGTACTTGAGCTTGGTGTTCATCGTGTGATAGTTCACGTGGACGTCAGGCTCACGACCCTCGACCGTCCAGACATCCAGGGCATCCTTGTCATAGGTCTTGGCGCGAAGAAGGTTGACCTGCATTTCCTGCACGGACGTACCGTAGGTCAGCGACTCGCCGAACAGGCGCGTGAACTTGGTGGTAAAGGACTTGTCACGCACGAGACGGCGGCCAATCTGATTGTGCAGAATCTCAATGGCCGTGTTCCAGTCGTTAGGGTACTGGTTCAGCGCCTTGATGGACTCGGCAGCGCTCCCCTGCGTGGCAGCGGGAATGCGGTTCTGGTAGTCCTGGGACGCATACTTGCGAATCTCGTTAAGAATCTCGGCGTTGGTAGCGTGAAGCTTGCCGTTTACGATCTCTGCCATTAGCTAGTCTCCCATCAGGTCGGAGAGGTCCGGGTAGACCTCATCATCCTCATCCTCGGCCTCGTCCTCGCCGGTCACCGTGAGCGTGGCGATCGTGGCGATGATGCCATCGATCTTGTCATTGATGGCGGCAATGTCCGCCTTCAGCTCTGCGATGCCCGCGCTCTGCTCGGCGTTGGTCTCGTCCTGCTCGTTCTCGTGCTCCTCCTCGGGGGTGCCCTCGGGCTCCTCCTCGGCGGGTCGCTTGTCCTCGTTCTCGTCCATGCGATCCTCCTTGTCTAAAAGTAAAGCGGCCTGCTCACAGTATAGACCGTGGCAAGCCGCCGTAAAGTTTGCGGGCAGCAAACCGCCATCGCCGCGCCGCCTGCCAGCGCGGGGAAGGCCGATCAGCCTTGCGAATCCCCATCAGCGCCATTGCGAACCTGCGGCAACCGCCCACGCCATCACTATACATCACTCATGAAGCTCATACGCGCGTGGCTCAAGCACGACGCCGCCTGGCACGCTCACGGGTGTCAGCTTGCCCGCGCCCTCGATTACCTTACCCGTGAGCGGGTCAACGTTTGACAGGCCAAAATGGAAGTTCTCGAAGGTGCAAAGCGCCTTGACGTTGCTAGGCATGCCCGCGCACGTTACCGACACCTCGCCGTTTAGGTCCCAGATGTAGCACTTGGCGCGAAGATGCCGCGCGTGGCTGAATGTGCCTTCCACCTTCCATGCACAAAGGTTCGTGTCATGAAGTGGGATGCCCTCGGGGTCCTCAGTTCCGGCCAGGTGCATTGAGTCGGTGTCGCAGTAAATGAAACGATCCTGGTTCGCGTGAATCGCCGAGATGAGCGTGTGCCTAGCCCACGCCGTGCAGAACGCACCAACAGGAAGGTAAACCGGATCCCTCGTCTCGGCGGGCCCCAGCATCCAGCGCACCGTGCCGCCCTCGTCCATGACCGGCACCTTTGGCGTAACGTCCGGGTTCGTGGCGAACTTGCCGTAAATGTTGTTAAGCATCAGCTTTGCGATCTGCCGCTTTGGCCCCTTTGACGCACGCTTGATGCTCCCCCAGTGCTCGACATACTCACCGAACAGCCTTGACCCGTGCGCCGTGCGGAACGAATACCCACCGTCCCAGCTCCACACCTCGACGTCGTAGTTGCCAAAGAACAGGTCACAGTCAACGCAGGTGAGCGTTATCTGCACGGGTTCTGAGCACTCGCGCACGTACTCGTGCATCCCGAACAAGCCATTTGAGCGCAGCTGCACCATGGGGATGCCATCGGGCTTGAGCGCAAACGTCACCGTCATGCGCTGCACATACAACTCTTTTGCCGGGTCAAACGCGGGAAACCCACCGACAATCGGGCCAAACACACCATCATAGGGCTGTGGCTTCCCAACCGGGTACCATTTGGAAATCATCATGCTCGGGTACATCGAGTTGTAATCCACGGAGATGCCCCCGTAGACGTCAACACCCTTGAATCGCGGGTTAACATAGGTAAAGCCGCCTCGGTACGATCGCCTTATGTCCTCGTCCGCCTGCATTGATATGGTGGGGAAGAGCGTTCGGAATGCCTTCTTGCCGGTCTGCTCCTTGAAGTAGCCGAAGGCATTCGACCCAACGGTCATCTTGGTGAGGCCCTCGTCCATGTTGGACTTGAGCGCCGCCGCCATGATCTCGACATCGCGCCGGATGTAATCAATTTCCCCGTGGGTCAACTCGTGCCCCACCGGGCGCACCGTCTCATAGTCCAGCTCGCCCTTGCCCTCGGGAAGGTTAAAGGCCTTGGCGACGTTGGCAACCGACATGGGGAAGACCTTGAGCGAGTCGCGCACCTCAACCGTGCGGCCATTGTAGAAGGCAATAGTCATGCTGTAGAACTTGCCCGTGGAGCTCACAAGCGTTGTGAACTGCCCTGCCATCGGCTCGGCGGCAACCCACACATACCCAAGGCGCAAGAGGCGGTCCGTTATGAAACGCCCATCAAAGGCAAGGTTGTGAAACCAAAACGTGACATCTGCGTGCCCAGCCATGTAAAGCAAGAAGGTGTCGATGGAGTTGCCATACACCGTCTCGCCCTCGCCCACTGGCGCCACGGCCCAGGCCCACACGCGGCAGTCCTCGGCAATCGTGGTGGTCTCGAAGTCAGCTGCGGCCCACTCCACGCATCTCACCTCACCGCCTTGCGCGCCACGTGGTATAGCTCCTCGGCCTTGCCCAGCATCGAGCTCTGCGTGTCCTCGGCGCTCTCGATCGCCGCACCCTTGTACCCCGATGCAACCTGACTCTCTGAGTAGGCCAGGGCCAGCAGCTCGAAGAAGTCGCTACGATTTGCCAGCACGTCAAAGGCCTTGGCGCTCATGTTGGCAAGCCCTCGCGCGAGCTTGTCGTTGCCCAGCTGCCTTGCCATCTTCACGGCATTGGCGCGTGACTGCTTGCGGCGCTTGGCAATGTCACGTGCTATGGCGTGCTCAAGGTTCCTTTGCATGCGCTTTGCGCCCTTGGCGCTCGTTGGCGTGACCTTGACCTCAAACTCAGGCAAGCCCCCGTAGACGCTCCTATACTTGGTTGTCTGGAAGGCGTTGAGGTCACCCTCGCCGCCCACCACGTCCTTGCGGATGCCACCCTTGGCCCCTGGCACCGAATAGTCCACCTTGATGCCCGCGACATCCTCGTACATCTTGCGCGACATCCTTTGCAGTTCCTTGGCAAGGCTCCTGAGCCTCTTGACGTCCTCCTTGGGTATTAGGTCCCCGCCCACTGGCATCTGCCCAAAAGCGGTGCCAGGGGTAGACACGACAAATGCCGTGTCCCGCGAGGTCCACTTCTTTAACTGCTTCCTATACGCGCGCTTCTGCGCTGGCGTGTAGGCCTTGACCTCTGCCCAGGGTTTGACCGGAGACACTGCGGCCACAGCCTCGACGGATGCGCCGCGCCCGCGCAGACGTGATGCCTTGTCCCGGGCGCGCTTCTGAAGCCTTGATAGCGAGGGTCGCTTATCCGCCATGGTTCTCCAATCAAAGGAAAGGGCCGGGCAAGCGCCCGGCCCTCAAATGGTACTACTCCCCCGTGATGGGGCTCACGTCCGAGTCATAGTCGATGACCGGCACCTTGTGGAGCTTGGCACCCTCAACAACGTCCCCCACGATAACCTTCCAGGGGCGCGGGTTTGTCACGCTATAGGCGCCGGGCTCGGTGCTGATCGTGATGTTTCGACCGACAAGCTCGGTAAGAGAGTCGAGGTTACCCGCCTTCACGATCGCGTCATAAAGGGCGCTCTTGGGCCGGAACGTGACGGAACGCTCGGAGCCATCGGCAATTGCGATGAACAGGCGAATGTTGCGAACCGGGGTGCCGTCATCCCACTTGCGGGCCTGCTTGGTTCGGTAGTCGTAGGCCTGCGGGTTGTCCATGCCGACAACGACGCCGCCCAACGTGTCGGTATAGTCATCCTTCTCGATGCGCGTGTAGTTCCAGGCGCTGCTCTTCTTGACGTCAAAGATGCTCATGCTAGTTCTCCTCAATCGTTGCCAGTTCCAAAAACTTCCAAAAGTCCAAAACGTAGGTGCTCGTGTCATGCTCGACGGTCTGAACTACGATCGTGTCATCCCTATACTCCCTTCTCATTCGGTCCTGTGCCTCCTGCCTATCAAGACGGCCACAGATAACCTCAGTGACCGGCTCGAACTCGCCAAGAGCGTTAAGCCTGTTTCCCCTCGCGCAGGTAAACGTGACCCGGCGCCTTATGTTACGGACGGCCATTGCTCTTCTCCCAGTCATCGACTAGATCGGCGAACTCCTCCTGAAGCCTATTAAAATCACCGGCTTGCAACTTGTCAGCGTACTTCCAACGAACACGCTTGTAGCGGACGTATGCTCGCCCACGCGTCTTCTCGACCACCAGGCACATTCCCGTCCGCAGACAATCTACGTGCCACATGCCATCCCTGCCGTCCTTGTGAACTCCCAAGGTGAGGCCGGTCAAGGAATCCTCGAACGTGTAGCCATCCACGGCCATAAGAGCGTAAGTATCAGCGATGCGAACCAGAAACCGCTTCTTATGGAAGCTCACATCATCAGTGTATCTTCTCATACTTTCCCCGCTTCCGCTTGTCATTCAACCAGCCCCTGGCAGCCTTGGATAGGCAATCCAATAAGGCCAGCTCGTTAAGTGCCGCATTCACCATGTCAGGCTTCTTCTTGGCAACCCCCAGATCCCTAATCCGCATGCACTTGGCCCTCTTCTTACGAATGTAAGCCATGACATCCTCGTAGGAATCCTGTGCCATGCCCCTCTCCGTACAAGTCTCACAGGGGCGCTTGTAAACGATCTGGATGCGCTGATCGTCCCCATCAAACCTTGGCACGTGGCACCACCACCACCATGCCGTCAATGTGGCCGACAGTGCACCCGAGCCTCTGGCAATCCTGGACAAGTCCGCGCCAGATGTCGCAAAGCGCCCACCTCACGCCCTCGTCATCGGAATCATTGAGCGCGTCATGGATGCCCATGATCGCGTCAATGGCCAGCCCGTAGGCCGCTCTCTGATCCTGTGTCATCATGTTCATCACTACCACCCCTTCAGCGGGGCGACCCAGAGACAATAGACCATGACGATTGCAAGGACGAAGAAGAACAGCCTAAGAACCCAATCCCCGCTAGTCCTCATCGAAGCCCTCCTCGGAATAGTCATCCAGCCCCTCCTCGTTATAGTCGTGCCAGACGCCATCCAGCAAATAGCCAAATATCTCATCATCCCAGCCGCAGAGCTTGACGCCCATGTCCTTAAGGACCTCGCGCGAACCACGCCACATCGCCCGCATGTTACGGTAAGCAATCCACTCAAAAGTATTGCGATCCTTAGCAGCTTGCGCCTCCACGGCCAACTCCTCAGCCAGGTAGCGCAGTCGCTCCTCAGTCTTGATAGCTCGATTGATGAGCTTAGTAGTCATCTCTTCCATGATGTACCTCCATGCCTGACAGTTATAGACCCCAGCCGGATTGCCACCGCGTTGAACCAGGGGACAAGTCAACCCCGGAGCGCGGGCCAGCTGGATTCGATTATCAAGGTACCATGAGATATAGTACGCTGTGCCATGAGTAGATCACAGCACAAATTGAGATAATCGGCGAACGGTATGTAACAGCCGCTTACAGATTAGGAGGTTGACATGTGGCATTCATTAGCCATGCGGTGTGTCGAGCAGACATGCCGTGTGCTGTGTCGCGCTGTGGTGGGTGCGGCGTGTGTCGCGCTGTGGTGTGGTTGGGGTGAGTCGAGTTGGGAGGAGTACAGCCCTCTAGTTCTTCTAAAACTGATACAGAACGGTTAGCTGAAAGATCCCAACTG